AGTTAAAATCTTTATCTCAGTTAAATTTAATAAATGCCTTGTCAACTCTGTAAAAAGAAATGTGGTGTCCCTATCGACTGTAAATATTGTAGTGGCAGCTTTTGTCCGAGTTGTCTCAATTTGACAAAGCATGATTGCCAAGGCGCAGATATCAAGAAGATGAAACAACGTAAAGAACTTGAGAAAAACATAGCATTTGAACCACCTCCCAAGTGCTTAAAGATTTGATGGGTTAATAGAATGGGGTTGGGGAAAAGGTAAGTTGCTGAGATGTCCGAGTGGTCTAAGGAGGACGACTTAAGATCGTCTGTGCTATGCACGCGCGGGTTCGAACCCCGCTCTCAGCATCCATGGGCTTGTAGTGAAACGGATATCACTCCAGACTTCTAATCTGGTATTCCGGGTTCGATTCCCGGCAAGTCTGCCAGCACTCATAGCTCAGTGGTAGAGCGCAAGCTTAGTAAGCTTGAGGTCAAGGGTTCGAAACCCTTTGAGTGCATCTATATTAAAAAGAATACATGTATATCTCATAGCATGAATAACGACAAATCTATAGTTTTTATTCATGATGTGGCTTCTGCTCTTTTTTTAATCCCATTTTCTGTTTTGTGTATAGCTGAAATATTTTTTGGATATGTCATTGATCCTATGTTTCTGACGACTGCTCTTTTTTATCACCTATTTTATGATACGGTTTGGTTATACTGTTTACCACAAGCAACCCATCTATCTGGTTTTGTGATGTTACATCACATAATTGCTGCGTCTATGTTACTGTACCCACTTTATAATCCCGAAGCTACTCAATTAACAGCCCTAGGTGGACTTATTGAAATTGACACATCTATTTTGATTTTACGTCGTCTATTTAAAAATTCTGTATTTTTGGATCTTCTCTATCGTATCTCCAATTTGGTTATACGGGTATTTTACGAAACTCTAGTTTTATTGTTTGTCGTTCAATTTTTTCGTGAAGAAAGTCTATTCGTTAGAATTCATATGGTGGGTTCACAGATGTTTATAACTGTATTTAGTTACGGTATATGCGCTATGACATTTTCAAGAGAACCTCGTAAAAGGATTAAAAGTAGTTGACATATTTAAGATAAGATGAACGATTTTCACAAATTTGAAAATCAAATATCTAAAAGTGTCACATGTAGGACTTTACGGATATTTCATTGGGTCAAGAAAATCATGAAGATTGATTAAAGATTTAAATCTAACTTATTAATAGTATGCAGATATTTGTGAAAACACTCACTGGAAAGACGATCACCTTGGAGGTTGAGTCTTCCGATACAATTGATAACATCAAGGCTAAGATTCAAGATAAGGAAGGAATCCCTCCCGACCAGCAACGACTCATATTCGCTGGGAAGCAGTTGGAGGATGGACGGACCCTAGCCGATTATAACATTCAAAAGGAGTCTACGCTTCACCTTGTTCTTCGTCTCCGTGGTGGTGCTAAGGAAAAGGAGAAAGAAAAGCCTAAACGTAAGCCTAACGCTTACATGAACTTTGTTAAGAAAATGCGACCCACCGTGGTGAAGGATTACCCAGATCTAACTTTCACTGAAATCGGTGCGAAGTTGGGTGAAATGTGGAGGGCTCTCACGGATGACGAAAAGAAGAAATATGTGAAAGCTTAAGGATTTGAATTTATAAGTGAATAGATGCCTCTCGGGGTCAAAAAGCTCTGTTACGATGCTTGTCTGCCTACTCGTGGTTCTGATGGTGCTGTGGGATATGATTTATATAGCTCCGAAGCTGCGACTGTACCGTGTCAGGCGGGGCGAGCTTTAGTTGGTACTGGTATCGCATTGTCTATTCCCGATGGTCTATATGGGCGTGTAGCCCCTCGTTCTGGTCTAGCTGTGAAACATTGTATTAATGTTGGTGCGGGTGTTATTGACCCCGATTATACCGGTGAAGTCAAGGTCGTCCTATTCAATCATGGTACGGAAGACTTTGAAATCAAGAAGGGTGATCGTATCGCTCAACTTATTTTGGAAAGGTGTGATACACCTATGATTAAGGAAATTGGTCTACTCGATGAGACACTTAGAGGTGATGGGGGCTTCGGATCTACGGGTCAGTAAGTTCATCTTTACAGAACCATAAATCTTCGGGTGTAGGCATGAAAAGAATGCCATGACTCATAACCATAGACAATTTGGCTTTATTGACATTCGGGTAAGTCCACAATATCCACCTTTCCCAATATTCAGCTCGGAAGAAATCTTCCCAATCTTCTTTAGAACTTTCCCTAATTTTCAACATTTCTTTTTGTATCTCATACGGATTCGTCTCTATTCGCAGCTCCTTAGGAATGATAGCACCTTTCCTAAGAAGTTGTGCACGCATAAGTCTTGGATTACCATGATCTGGATAATGTTGAAAACCTTTCTCACCAAAATCGATACTTCGTTTATTTGGTAAAGTTACTCTATATTTATGGCTGATGGTAGGACTTGGTTGTAATACGACGTGCATTAATAGAACATAAGGAAAAAAATATAGGAATAGTTATGCTTGAATACACTTCACTCGATGGCACCATCATACGGGTGGGTGAAAATGCGAAAGAGAATGATAGACTCACAATAACAAGTGCACCGAAATACTGGTGGATGCATGTAGCCGGATACTCTGGTGCTCACGTAGTCATATGTAATGAAAGTAATCCGTTACCAAAAGATACTCGTAAAGATGCTACTGTACTCGCCATACATCATAGTAATGCACCAGATACTAAGATGTCTTGTGTTGATATGGTTCGTGTAGAACAGACAGTTTGGGTAAGACAGGCGGGTAAAGTTAAATTAGAAGGAGATCTAGTGGAACTTTCAATTTTTATGAGAAGAGAGAAGGAACGCTTAGAAAGATTATTAAAAAATCGTCGTTATATTAAATGAAACTAGCTCCTCTAGGAGTTTTCTATATATACGTACTTCGTAAACTCTGTAATTTGGGTAAGAAGAAGCCACCACGGAAGAAACGTTTTGCTCCTTGGGTCTAGATTTTAAACACCGAACATTTTTTTTACTCTCGTAATTCTGGGTGCGTTCTTGATCGTCTTTTCTAATTCTTGAAACTCTTCCCAAAGACCAGATTGTTTGATTAACTGTATAGTTCTAGTTTTCATATTGTACATAGATTTACCTTTTAGTATACTTTTTCGGGCTGTCTCCACGGTAGTGTTATTTATACTTATCTTCCTAGAACCTAATTTCAGAGCCGTTTTTTGGTCATCTGTCAGAGTCTGGGATTTCGTAACGGTTGACAACTTCACTTCCGCCTCCTTCAACTTTTTGGTGAGATCATCTACCATGACTTGAAGATTGGAGACATACAATTTTTGTTTCTTCATCTTCAAATCATTCACCTCACTGCTACGAGTCCTGAGTTCATCACGTTCCTTTTTGAGACCCAAAATAATGACCTTCTGCTTCTTAATCTTAACGTCGCGCGTGTGGAGTTTCTTCTTGACAACCTTATCAATTTCAGGTCCAAGATCTATTGTGAACTTGGAAGCCTTACGGGGTCGTGAGGAAGATTTTACCATTTTACATAAAAAATGACTAGTGAAACTTTAACTTAGGTATTTTAATTTCCGAAAGCGACTCCACCCATACCCTGCTTTACACGTAAAATGTTGTAATTTACGGCGTACGCACGAACCATGTTACCGTTCCTGGTGCCAGTACCCGCGAGGGATAACTTAGCCGTATCAATACGACTGAAGTTTAGTGTGCCAGTTGGCTGAGACTTGTTCATGGTTATGCAGAAAGGCCAAGTGAAGGTGGATACAGTGCTGAGAGCATCTTGGGGGAGGACGGAGCAGTGCATCTCTGGGACAACGTTGTGGTGGAAGGCAGCGGACATATTCTCAAAGAGAGGTGTACCGTTAATGTAGAGAGTGGCGGTATCGAAAGTCCAGTTAGTAGACCACTTGTTGGTGTCAGCCTCCGAAGAAACAACGTGGACGGCCTTGACTGGGTGGTTGAAGTAAGTAAGATCAACCTCGGTATCCGCGGCACTCATGAGTTGGTGTTGAGTTTGGGTGAAGAGAATCTCATGCTCATTGTTGGCGAAGAAATCGCGCTCGGGGGTATCAAGGTACACATACGTACCGAACACCTTTACATTGCTGGGAGCAAATGTGCCATTACGGCACTTCACCCTGATCTCCACATCGTGATATTGTAATCCGACTAGTGGGAGAGACTTAGTCCAGTCATCCGAGAAGAAGAAGGGGAGAACGTAGTGGTTCGCGGAAGTAGACGAACCGAGGGCATTCTGGGGGCACTCATCAAGGGTGAGAGCGCAAGAAGCCTTGGCTTGAGTATCCTTGTACAGAAGGTTATGAACACCCTGGATGTAGAGGGCATCAATCTGGGAAACCTTTTGGCCACCAATCCAAAGCTGGAACTCGGTGGTGGTGGAATCATCCTTGTCGAAGAAACCGGTATCAGCGGCACCAACGCCACCGATGTTCTCAGCCTCAATCCACACATAACTCAAGAGATCACCCTTGGTCTTGATGGGAATGGTAACCTCATTACCACTTCCGAAGGTACCGATATAATCGAGCCTTTCTGGTTTGATCGCGAAGTTGGTATACCTCTTGTAATTTTGTCTAAAAAACGACACCTCGGGCTGACCAGTGATGTAGACGTCCTGGGCACCCACCGACACGAGGTCAATTAAAGCAGCTGACATTTATTAGTAAACGATATTAAAATTTTAGCTCAATGTATACATATCGGAATGGGTGTTGAATTTCAGGCACTCACATGGGAAACAGTTGACACAGATGAAGAGCATTTAGTGAGCATTTTTGGTAAGACTGAAAATGGTAAATCTATTTGTGTGACAACTGCGTTTACACCTTACTTCTTCGTTAAGCTTCCTGAACATGTGACACAACAAAAAGTCCAAGAAATCTACAGAGTTCTGGATAAAAAAAGCCCTAACTGTCTGGTTTCGTATTCCATTATGAGGTCTAAGGATGTTTGGGGTTTTCAAAATAACAAGGAATTTTCCTATATGAAATTAGACTTTAAGAATCTAGCGAGTCGTCGCCGCGTTGATTATATGTTGAAGAATCCTATTCAATTCTCCTATGGTACTGAAAGATTCAAGGTTTTTGAGTCTAACATTGACCCCGTACTTCGTTTGATGCATAGAACAGGTATTCAGTCAACTGGTTGGTTAAACTCGGGTGATAATTGTGTTCGTACACACTTGGCCAAGGTAGATATTGATCTTTTCTGTAATGACTGGAAGACCCTAAAGCCCGTCGCACGCGATGACATTGCTCCATTTGTTGTGGCATCAGTTGACATTGAGTGTAACAGTTCTACTGGTAAATTTCCAGATCCGGATGTAAGAGGTGACGCGTGTTTCCAAATTGCTATTTCTTTGTGTAAGTTTGGTAATGATGAACCCTACGATAAAACCTGTCTTTGCTACAAGAAAACTGATTCAAATTTAGATGGTTCTACTATCATTAGTTTTGATACTGAAAGGGAGATGCTTGAGGCATTTCAGAAGTATATACATGAGAAAGATGTAGACATCATTACTGGCTGGAATATTTTTGGGTTTGATCTTAACTACATTTACACAAGGGCGTTTATTACTGGTTGTAACCCTGAATTTTTCAAGATGGGTAAATTGAAATCACAGACATGTGAGATTTCCATTAAGAAGCTGAGTTCAAGTGCTTTGGGTGATAATACACTGAAACTTCTTCCAATGAGTGGTCGCTTCATTTTTGATTTGTTCCACGAGGTTAAGAAGGGTTACAAACTTGATAGTTACAAACTTAATGAAGTTTCTAAGCTCTATCTTGGAGATCAAAAGATTGACATGGCTCCAAAGGAGATGTTTGCTCGGTATCTAGAAGGTGACCCCGTAAAGCTACGAGAAGTTGCAGAGTATTGTATCAAGGATACATTGTTACCACACAAACTCATGAAGAAGATGTGTATCCTACTCAATCTCCTTGAGATGGCTAAAGCTACTTGGGTACCACTTTGCTTTCTAGTAGAACGGGGGCAGCAGATTAAGGTCTTCTCCCAACTTACAAAGAAGGCTCGCGAAATGGGATTTATGGTACCAACAATTCGCTGGGGACAGTTACCCGAGGAACAATATGAGGGAGCAACGGTTCTGGAAGCCCAAAAGGGTGCGTATTACACACCGATTACTGCCCTAGATTTTGAGGCTCTGTACCCGAGTATCATGATGGCTCACAACCTCTGTTACTCCTCATATGTCATGAATGAGAAGGACTATGGCAACATACCTGGTATTGAATATGAAACGTTCAAGATTGGTGCAAAGACTTACAAGTTTGCACAAGATGTTCCTAGCCTCCTACCGGCTATCCTTCTAGAGCTTAAGCAGTTCCGTAAAAA